TTCATCATATAAATGAGAATATGTATTTAAAGTCATTTTAATGTCTTCGTGTCCCAATCTCTTTGCGACTGCTAATATATTAACTTTGTTGTTAATTAAAAGGCTTGCGTGTGAATGTCTCAAATCATGAATCACAATTTTTTTCACTTTTGCCTGTTCGATATATTTTATAAAGTTAAGTCTAATCCCAACCTTCCCTTTTGTAAAAATTCTTGTGGATGGCACAGGCTTATAGAATGTTTTTGCATATTCTTTAAACAAATTTATAACATTCTCTGTTAAATCTATTTTTCTTATACTGCTTTCGGTTTTTGGAGCAGTTATAATATCCGTTTTATTTAATCTTGTAAAGGTTTTGTTTATGTTAAGTTTCTTTTTATTCAAATCTATATCCTTAAATGTTAATGCTAACACTTCCCCAATTCTCATTCCTGTCCAAAACAAAAGTGTGAACAAAAATTTTAGTTCCAAATCATCAACAACTTCAATAAACTGATTAAATTCCTGCAAATTCCAGAACAACATTTTCTTTTTATTTTTTCTTGAGCCAACCATTTCTATTTTTGCCATCGGATTGCTGGGTAAATCGTAGTATTTAATAGCAAAATTAAGAATGGTTTTAAGATTATTTTCAATTGCTCTTAAAGTATTTTTGGATAAATTGTTTTTTATCAGTTCATTTTGAAATTTCCTTATATCATTTGGTACAATTTCATCTATATAGTAATTCTCGAAAAAGGGAAGTAAATATTTCCTAAAGTATGCTTTTTTTGTTGAAATACTGTTTACTTTTAATTTTAATTCAACGTCCTCAAAATATATTTCATATAGACTTTTAAAGGTTATATTGCTTGAGTTCATGATTTTATTTATAAGTTCTCTTTCAAATTCTTCTGCCTGCTTTTTTGTATCAAATCCAGTTTTCTTTTTTCTTATTTTTTTACCTGTTTTGTCTTTTGTCCTTATTTCGACTCTCCATTTTTTGTCCCCTTTTTCTTTATAAACAGACATAAAAATCACCTACACTATTTTATATCTCTCTTCAAAATATGATGCCACTATTCTGCCTCTGTTTGTCCTATAACCCTTTTTTTCTAACTCAGCATTCAATTCTCGTATAATTTTATAGGCTTCACTTTTACTAAAGCCTAAAATTTTACATATATCATCTACAAAATAAAAATGTTTTTTCATCATTCCTCCATTTCCGTCATATCAAAATAATTCGATATAACACATTCTTTTAAAACGTGTTTAGCAGTCTCTTCAAAAGTTGGACCGCTAAAACTTTTTTCTTCTATTTCTTCTCTGTCGATATAGATTTTTGCTATGAATCTTATTTCGTTTTCAATTTTGATTTTGTAAATTTCGGCGTATTTTATCAATTATTTTCCTCTAGCAAGTTTTTGTTTTCATAAATGTTACCAACAACTTCTAAAAATCTGTCTTCGACATTTGATAAATTTTCTCTCAAATCTCCGTCTACTAATATGTAGCTGCCGTATTTATATTTAACGACACATCTACTTTCTTCTTCAGCGTCGTTGAGTATTACAATATCCCCCTCATAAATTTCTTTACCATTTTTATCTTTTACTCCTGTATACTGCATTAATTTCACTTTTTCGTCCTCGAATCTATATACATCTTCGTAATTGTAAAAGCTAGTAATTGTTATTGTCTCTTTACAAATGTCGATAGAAGATAAATTATCGCCATAGGCTTCGTATTTATCTTGATAATACATTTCACGGTCTATTAATACCCTAAATTTTATTTCTCTCATTGTTCATTCTCCTAATTTTTTTTGTTACAAAAAGTACCCTCAATTAACCCTTGCTTTTTTAAAACAAATCTTCTGAATTAAAATTCTCGACTATTTCATCATCACTTTGAGTATCGTTATTTGCTGTTTCTTCTTCAATAATATTGTTTGCATTGTCAGGACTGTCTACATATTCAACTTCCACGTTTCCGTTTGGCTCAACTTCTTTTATAACAGCCTGATCTACTTTCTGTGCTGTTTGCATTTCAATGCTCAATATACCAAACTTACTTAACAATAGTTTTAATACAGTTTTCTTAGCCATACTGTCGAAGTTAGTTTGCCAACTTGAAAATCTGCTTAGAAATGTCTTGCTGAACTTTTTGGCATGTTCTCTCACTTCTTCCTTGCTCATTACGTTGTATTTCTCGAATCCGTTTGTAGTTTGAAAATATGCAATGTAGTGAGTTACCTCGTCGCTTATTTTACCATCGAGATTATATTTAAGTTCATCAGTAATCGGATCATAACTTTCAAACTGTCCTTCGTAAAGTTCTGTAACATTTATTTTTTTGTATTGTCCTGTTCTAATTGCTAGTTGTATAAATCCTTTGTAGCCCAATTGGAATTGAGCTTCATTTTTCCCTTTGTTATTGTATGGTACAATATAGGCAAATCCTAAATTTTGGTCAATTGGTAAATCTAATGTTGCAGCTATTGCTCCAGCTTTTAAAATACTTTGCGGTTCAGCTTCTTGCAACTGCTTATTTCCGTTTGTCGTATTTAATAATGACGTTAAAAATCCAGCCGCCTTGTTTCCTAGCAACTCTTTAAATTTGTTTTTTGTTCTTTCACCATTTATCATTGATTTTAGTGTAGTTGTTCCAACTGTTCCTTTTGATTTTTTTGGATTTGTTAAAGTTCCTGCCATTTTATTTCATCTCCTTTATATATTTCAAGTTGTGTTTTTTAATTACTTCCAGCAAATCGTTAGTTGCTTCTTTTGTAAGTCCGTTTACTTTTATACAGATATATGTGTCTGTTTTTTCAGAATTATCATTTGAATTTTCTTTAACTTCTTTTTCTCTAACAGCTTTAGCAACTGTTTCTTGCTTTTCTTGTTCCTGTTGTTGCTTTAAGGCTTCAATTTCCTGTTGTTTCTCTTTTTCTGCTTTTTCTTCCGCTCGTTTTCTTAAATTTTCTTCTGTTTGTTTTATTTCGTTCATCTTATTTGTGATAGCTTCCGAAATAACTGTATACTCTTCTTTTATTAAATGTTTTACATTTTCAAATAATATTTTAAATTCAATTTCTTTGTTCGCTTTTTCAATTTCCTGATTTATAAAGTTTTCTTTTTTTATCAGTTCATCATACTGTTGCTGTATTTCAGCTTCAATATTTGTTTCCTTAAAAGTTTTCTTCTCCCATTTTTCGTTATCTATCAAGTAAATCAGATAATCAGGTCTATCTTTAAAAATTAATTCTTTAATAGATTTTATTTTCTCTCTTTTAACATTATCCAGCTCTTTCTCTTTTTCGTGCAAAAACTTTCTTACAGCTTCCACCCTTTTAATCAGATTGATAAGTTTTTGATTAACTTCTTTAGTGTCGGAAGTCAAAAAGTCCATTAAATCCTTTTTGAATTTTTCAGCATTTGATTTTTTGCTTGCAACTTCCTCCCTGTATCGTTTCACATCTTCCAAATCTGTGAATACCACGTTATAAAGTTTTTCTATTTCTTTAACATCTCTTTCTGCTTTTTCAAAATCAATCATACCTTTATCAATTTTAGCTGGAGTTATTTTTGCACTGTCAAAAACAAACTCCATTTTAGGCAATGTAACTAATGATGTTTCAATTTCTGTATTTTTATTTTCCATTTTAACCTCCATAAGTTTTTATCATTCTTGGCTCTGTATCATTTTTGACACATTCCCAAAATTCAATCTCTTTATTTAAAAGTTCCTGTATTTCATCTTCCCAGTCAGATCTGTTTATAACTATTGTCTGCAATCTTTTATCCAGGTCAAATGGTGTTGAATTTTCATTCTTAAAGCATTCAAACTTTATTTCAGATACCACAACAGCATATTCATATCCTGTTACTAGGAAATAATGCAATATTTGATACAGGTAACTTTTAGGGATATTATCTTGCCACTCTTCCACGTATTTGTTCCGTTTGTTTATTGTTGCGGTTTTTATTTCTAGTATCCCTTTTTTATCCTGATAAATAATTTCTCCGTCCAAATTAGCCCGTATGAAGTCATATTTTGGATGAACATACATTTTATTGACTTCTAATATTTTTTTATCAGGATGGTCCTCTTTGTAGGAATTAAATATATTCTTTTCAAGGTTCTTACCTCTTTGAGCTGCAGGGCTTGTGAAATTATTTTGTACTCTTCCAGTTTTGTCTTTCCAAACGTCAATAATGTTTTTGTATTTGTTTTTTCCCATTATTGCTCCTGCGTCGCTTCCACCAATCCCTTTTTTTCTTATGCTTAGCCACTCTTCTTCATTTTTATAACTTATTTCTCTATATTGCATCTATTTTCCCTCCAGCAATATTTTTTCAATTCTTTCAAATTCTCTATCACATTCTTCCTGTGTATCGAAATGAATAGTAGAAATTCTTTGGAAATATGAAAATTTTATTTCAAACTCCCTTTTTCCTATAGCGTGAAAATTTGATAAATTATATAAATCATCTTTAATTTTTATCCACATTTTTAAAACCTCCTTTAAAATCTTTAAATCTATTAGGCAGATACCACAGCAACATAGCCATTAAAAACGGAAATGCCAAATTTCCCCCAGCAATCCAATGCCCTTTTTCTCTAATTATTTCTAACTGAATCAGCACTGCCATTGTTATCAGAAATATTATTTTTATCAGATTTTTCACTGTCAGCATTTTCTTCCTCCAGTTCTTCATACATTATCAATGTACTCATATCCATTCCTTTAGACGAGGCATAATTGTTAGCCATGCCGTATGAGGATATTGAATGTTTTATATCAATTACTTTCTTATTTTTTATAAATTTGTTTATTTCATTCTCATAATTTTCT